CACGCGGACGTGAAGGACACGGGCGAGCTGGCCGTGCTGGTGGGGATCGCCAACCATGTGGACCGGACCGGCCGGGGGTCCTTCGCCGGGCAGGCAACCCTGGCCCGGTACGCGCGCTGTTCGGAGCGGACGGTGCGGCGCAAGCTCGCGGAGCTGGAGGCGCGCGGGGCGATCGCGCGCGGGGATCAGCGCATTGTGGAGCACTTCCCGGCGTCCACCCGCCCTGTCGTGTGGGACGTTATTTGGCCCGGACAAAATGACCGGGCGGCCAGCCTGTCCGGGGGTAGGGGGGACACGGTGTCCACCACGGGGGGTCAGTCTGTCCAAAGTGCCCGGACACGGGTGGCCGACAATACGTCCAATGAACCGTTAGATGAACCGTCCTTAAAAGACTTGGCCGGCGCGGTCGATTTCGGGACGTTCTGGGCGGCGTATCCGCGGCATGAAAAACGGGCGGAAGCGCTCAAGGCGTGGGGCAAGGCGATCAAGCGCGCGGCCCCGGCGGCGATCATCGCCGGCGCGCAGCGGTACGCGGCGGACCCTAACCGGCTCCCGGCGTACACGGCGCACCCGGCGTCCTGGCTGAACGGGGACCGCTGGGAGGATGACCCGTTGCCGGCACGCTCGGACGGGCGGGCCTCGGACGTGTTCGCGGCGGAACTGGCCGCGGCGCAGGCGGCGGACTCGGCGGAGGCCGCAGCCCTGGTGGCGGAGTTGGAAGCGGGGCGGCCGTGGTGACGCCGTGGTTCGAGGACGACGCAGCCACGGTGTACGCGGGGGACTGCCTGGACGTGCTGCGGGAGCTGCCGGCGGACTCGGTCGACGCCGTGGTCACGGACCCGCCGTACGGGCTGGGGAACACGTCCCCGGGCCAGGTCGCGGACACCCTGACGGCGTGGGTCTGCGGGGACCGGGAGTACATCCCGGAGGGCCGGGGCTTCATGGGCCGGCCCTGGGATGCGTTCGTGCCGCCGGTCGCGGTGTGGGACGAGGTCCTGCGGGTCCTGAAACCGGGCGGGCACGCGCTGGTGTTCGCCGGGTCGAGGACGCAGGACTTGATGACGCTGGGGCTACGGCTGGCCGGGCTGGACGTGCGGGACTGCATCATGTGGGCGTACGGGTCCGGGTTCCCCAAGTCCAAGGACGTCACGGCGGCCATGGGCCGGTTCCTGGCCGGGGACCGGCCCGAGGCCACTATCGCGCCGGAGCTGTACCGGGTGACGGGGTTCCTGCGGGCGGCCCGGGACGCGGCCGGCTGGACGAACCGGCAGATTGACGAGGTGTTCGGCACGAACGGGATGGCCGGGCACTGGACGTCCCAGGCGTCCCAGCCGGCGGTGCCCTCGGTGCGGCAGTGGGAGGTCCTGAAGGCGCTGCTCGGCTTCGGGGACGACATGGACGCACTGGTCGCGCAGCTCGGCGCGGTCGAGCGGCCGGAGGACTGGGGGGCCGGGGACGGGGACGCGGAGTTCCTGGACACGCTGCGCAAGAACGTGGTCTATGACTCGGCCGGAGGCTGGGGCACGGCCCTGAAACCGGCGTACGAGCCGGTGGTGGTGGCGCGCAAGAACGTGGTCGGGTCGATCACGTCCAACGTGAACATGTACGGGACGGGGGCGCTGAACATCGACGGGTGCCGGGTCCCGGTCACGGACGCGGACGAGTCCGGGCGGTGGCCGACGAACGTGTGCCTGGACGAGTCCCAGGCCGCGGAGCTGGACCGGCAGTCCGGGGTGCTGGCCTCGGGGAAGGTCACGGCCGGACACGCCGGGAACGGCAAACCGGAGGGCATCTTCGGGGCCATGGCCGGTGTCCGCTCCGACCGGGGCTTCGGGGACGCCGGGGGCGCGTCCCGGTTCTTCCCGGTGTTCCGCTACGAAGCGAAGGCGTCCAGCGAGGAACGGCCCCGGGTGGACGGGATTGCGCACCCGACGGTCAAGCCTCTGGAGCTGATGCGGTGGCTGTGCCGGCTGGTCACGCCGCCGGGCGGGGTGGTCCTGGACCCGTTCGCCGGGTCCGGCACTACGGTCGAGGCCGCAGTGCTGGAGCACTTCCGGCCCATCGGGATCGAACGGGACCCCGGCTATCTGCCGCTGATCCGGCACCGGCTGGGCAAACCGCTGCAACAGGTCCTCGACCTGGGGGACTTGGGGGAGCTGCCGTGACCATGTCCAACCAGGAGGCGCTGGCCCTGACGACGTACCTGGTCCGGGCCGGGATGCTGCAGCCGGTGTCCGGGCAGGCGGCGGTGTGGCGGGACGCGCTGGCCGGGGTCCGGTACGAGGACGCGCAGGAGGCGGTGCGGGCCCTGGCGCGGCGTCCCGGGGTGGTGCTGGTCAAGCCGGGGGACCTGTTGTTCGAGGTCCACAAGCTGCGGGCGTCCCGGATCGGCGGGCGCCGGCCGCCGGCGCCGCCGGTGGAGCTGTCCCCGGAGGCTGACGCGGAGTTCGGCCGGGTGTATGTGCGGGCCCTGGGGGACGGGGCGTCGGAGGCGGAGGCGGACGCGGCGGCGTGCGCGGCGGCGGGGGTGGTGCGCGGGGTGCTGCCGGCCCCGGAACCGGGCCGGTTGCGGGAGCTGCTGGCCGGGATGCAACGGACCGACGAGCCGGAAGGGGTTTAGGTGGGCGGGTACGGGCAGGAATGGGAAGCGGAGCAGGCGCGGGTCTTGGCCGCGCACGTGGCCAGGACGTCGGCCCGGCTGGAGGCGTTGGCGTCCCGGTATGCGGAGCTGCGGGCCATGCTGGAGGACGGTCCGGGGATGCGGCCGGCGGTGGACGGCGGGCCGGTGCGCAGGTCCTCGGGGCCCCGAGTGCCCCTGCGGGTCGAGGTCCTGGACACGCTGGGCGAGATCGACAGGTTCCTGGTCGAGCTGCTGCCGCTGGTGCGGGGGACGCTGCGGCTGGGGCCGTTGCCGAAGCGGACGCCGGTGCGGGCGGTGCGGGCCCGGTCCGGGCTGCTGTTCATTGCCGGGGCCCTGGCTGGGGTGTATGCGGAGGATCCGGTGTTGGGGGACGACGTCGCGCGGGGTGCCTGGCAGTTGGAGCGGCGGGCGGGCTGGATTTTCGGGGACCGTTCGAGGCCGTTCGCGTTGACGGAGGCGTGCGGGGCGTGCGGGATGCCGGCGCTGTGGGTGGTGCCGGAGCGGATGCTGATTGTGTGCGGGAATCCGGCCTGCCGGGTGTCCCGGCCGGTGCATGCGGCGTTGCCGGTGTACGTGTCGGAAGGGGTCGATTAATAGACGGCAAAACGGGTCGCGGGCCGGTTTCCGGCGGGGGATGTTACCCGGTTCACATGGGAAAACAAAAGAGACTGCGGGGCTTATGGTCCGGCGCGGCAGTGTACTAGATTAGCTCCTAGTCTATAAAACGTAGACGGCGGGGGCGTTCGGGTGAAACGAAAGGAACCAGGAATTATGACGCAGAATTGGGGGCCTGTCATGGACGGCTTCGCGGTCGGCCCGGAACACACGCTGGACCTGGGCGGCCGCACAATCACGGTGGCCGCTGTCTGGTCGGACGAGGACGGCGTCTGTGTCAGTGTTGATGCCGGCGACGAACCTCTCCCGGCGTCCCTGGCCGAACGGCTGGCCGTGTCCATCATCCAACTGGCCGGGCTCCCGGCCCCGGAACCGGAGCTGGCAGCATGAGCGGGCGCGCTTCGGCGTCCCCGGAACGTCTAAAAGCTTTGGACGCCGGGACGGAAAAATTGGACGCCGCCCCGGGGCTGACGCTGTACGTGGCAGGGCCCATGACCGGGATCGAGGACTTCAACCGGCCGGCGTTCGGTGCCGCGGCGCTGCGGCTGCGCCGGGCCGGGTACACGGTCCTCAATCCCGGCCGGCTCCCGGCTCCGGTCCCGGACCCGGACTGGGCGGACTGGATGCGGCAGGCGCTGAGGATGATGCTGGACGCGGACGGCGTGGCCATGCTGCCAGGCTCCGAGTCCAGCCGCGGGGCCGCCCTGGAACGGCGGGTCGCGGTCGAGCTGGGCATCCCGGTGCGGACCGTGCCGGCCTGGCTGACCCTGGCCGGGCAGTCGGCGTACATGGAACGGCTGAGGGCATGAAAAAAGCTGCTGCTTACTGGCTAGCCGCATGGGCTGGCGGCACCCTCGGGCATCGTATGACTGACCCAGCTTGCGCCTGGCATGTGCGTCCGCGTGGGCGCCTGTCGTCGTGGTGGTTCAATCGTGGCCGCGGCAAGTACTGTCCGGTGTGCATGGCGAGACTTCGCCGGCTGAACGAGGGGCAGCCGTGACCCGGGGGGCGTTCCTGTACCACGGGGGCGTGCCGGACCTGCGGCCCGGGGACCTGCTGGCACCGGGGCACAAGCGGCGGCACCACGAGAACTGCCCGTGGTGTGACGCGCGCGCGTCCGGCGGGGCGTTCCTGGGCATCGACCCGCCCTCGGCCCTGGCCGCAGTGTATTTCACGCCGGTGCGGCTCTATGCCAAGTTCCACGCCTCGCTGTACGGACGGGGGGACCTGTACCGGGTGGAGCCGGTGGGCCGGGCCGTGCTCTCGGCGGAGGACTCGATCGAGACGTGGGCGGCCCCGGCGGCGCGCGTCGTGTCGGTCTATGAGCGGGCGGTGCTGCTGACCGATACCGAACGGCGGCGCCTGGACCGGCTCTGGGCGGAAGCGGACAACGATGTGAGGGAGGGCCATGTCTGAGGCGGAGGCGATCGACTTTTCGGACACGCTGGCCGGGCTGATTATCCGGCGGCACCCGGAGCGGGAGGACATGCTCCGGATCGATTCCTGGTCGAACGGGATCGGGAAACCGGAGGCGGCCGCGCTGCTGCGGCAGGTCGCGGACGCGTGGGACGCCGAAGCGGAAGGCAACGACGCGCCGGGGACCGTGCTGCGGCCCCGGCCAGGAATGGAAGGGCTGAACTAATGGAACAGGAACAGCCGGACCCTACCGGGCTGCGCTACTACGGCAGCGACATGACCATCCACGCGAACACGTCCCTGGACGTCGAAACGGACGAGGCCGGGCACGTGGTGGCCGTGTGGTTCCGCTGCCAGCCGCTGCTGTTCAAGCAGGTCACCGTGGGGGCCCATCGCGCCGGGGAAATGCGGGCCATGTATGCGGCGGGCGTCACGCCCGGTCTGGAGGCCGTGGTGCTGAAGGAGGACAATCGTGGCCGGTGAAACGCTGATAACCGTTATCGGGAACCTGGCCGGGGACCCGGAGCTGAGGTTCACGCCGTCCGGGCAGGCCGTCTGCAACTTCACCATTGCGACGACGCCGCGCACCTATGACAAACAGGCGCAGGACTGGCGGGACGGGGAGACCCTGTTTCTGCGGTGCAACGTGTGGCGGGAAGCGGCCCAAAACGTCCACGACTCCCTGGTCAAGGGGGCGCGGGTGATCGCGCACGGCAAGCTCAAGGCGCGGTCCTTCGAGACGAAGGAGGGCGAGCGGCGGACGGTGTTCGAGCTGGAGGTCGAGGAAATGGGGCCCTCGCTGCGGTACGCGCAGGCGAAAGTGGAGCGCAACGGCGGCGGGGGCGGCGGGGCCCC